ACGAGTGCGCATGCTGTTCTGCGTGAGGTGGGCCGGATAGAAGCCAGGCTGGAGGGAGCAGTGGCACCGCCGGAAGAGCGAGAGCGCGAGGTGTCAAAGGCGCCGCCTCCGGTCAAGTCGGTTTCCGGTGCACCGTTCGTGCCGGAGGGTGTAGAATACAAAGAGGGGATGGACTTCGACCGTTATGCCGTAGGACGGTTGAAGCAGATCCGGTCGCAGCGTTAGCCGTACTTCAGCCGGCAGAGCCGCCCTGGCTGCCGTTGCTGCGTTCCTAGGGACGAGTGGGTTGCTGTCACAGCTGGCACCAGCCCCACCGTATAGCCAGCAAGGCGGACACAACCCTAGGAGAGTAGCATGGCCAACACGATCGTCAATCCCGAATGGGTGACGTTCGAATCGGCGCTGTACTTCGTGAACAGCTTGCGCGGTGTCGCGCAGTTCAATCGCGAGTACAACGACGAGTTCAAGCACGACGGCGCCAAGGTCGGCGACACCGTAAAGGTGCGCCTGCCCCAGCAGTTCGAGGCGTCGGACGGCGAAGCGTTGGTGATCCAGAACCTTCTGGACCGCACCGTGAACGTGATTCTCAACCGGCGTCGTCATGTCGGGTTCGGCTGGTCGAGCGCACAGGCGACCACCGACCTCGAAGACATCCGGAACCGTTACGTGATGCCGGCAGCGGAGACGCTGGCGAACGTGTACGACCGGGTGAGCCTGGCTGACGTGTACAAGAGCGTCTGGAACGCGATCGGTACGCTCGGCACGACTCCGAACGCCGCCCTGACGTATCTCCAGGCGCGAGTCAAGATCCTGGACTTCGCCGGCCCTGACGAGGGGCTGGTTGCGGTCCTCGATCCTCTGGCCAACGCCACCATCGCGAACGCGACTTCGGCGCTGTTCCAGCCTCCGGCGAAGGTGAGCTCCAACTGGACCAAGGGACAGTTCGCGGACGAGCAGCTCGGGATCAGCAAGTGGTTCACCGACCAGAACGTTTCGCGTTTCACGTCTGGTGCCTGCACAGCAGCCTCGACACCGCTCATCATTGGGGCCGGGCAGACCGGCTCGAGCATCCTGACGGACGGTTGGGGCGCGGCCTCGGCTCCCGTCAAGGGCGACATCGTGACGTTCGGCAGCGTCTACGCCGTCAACCCGCTGAGCAAGGAGAGCACCGGTCGGCTGCACCAGTTCGTGCTGACGGCGACTCCGACTGCAGGAACCGACATCACGCTCAGCATCAGCCCGTCGATCGTCACGTCTGGCGCACTCCAGAACGTGACGGCTGGCCCGGCCGACAACGCGACGGTGACCTACTGGGGCATGGCTGCTGGCGGCACGCAGGCCTCCACGGTCAGCCCGCAGAACCTCGTGTTCCATCCCAAGGCGTTTGCCTCGGTCATGGCCGACCTGGTGATGCCGAGTGGTGGGGCGAGGGGGACGCGGGTCAACTCGAAGCAGATCAACATGGCCATGCGGTACGTGGAGCAGTTCCAGATCACCACGGATCAGAACCTCAACCGCCTGGATATCCTGTTCGGATCGGCACCGATTCAGGAGCGTATGTCTTGCCGGGTGGTTGGGTAGGAGGACGCTATGCCTGTTGCAGCTCTGAACACCTCGACGCTCTCCGAGGCCCTCACCGCGGAGACGAACGAGTTCGCGGTCGGCGCGACGACCAACATCGTCGTCGGCAACCTGCTGATCATCCGCGAGGAAGCGGTGAAGGTGCAGGAGATCCCCGTCTCTGGCCGAGTCAGGGTCATGCGGGGAGTCAACGGTACGTTCGCACGCGCGCATCCGACCGGCCAGCGCTTCTTCATCGGCGCTGCCGATGCGTTCAAGGCCAGCAAGGACACTCTGCTTGCGGTTGTGGGGGCGTCGGGCGTCTATCCCGACTATCTCCTGCCAGGACAGAGGGCCAAGGACGGGGCCGGAAACGAGTACATCCTGGTGCAGCTCGCAGCGACAACCTACGCGGGCACAACCATTCGCATTTCGATGGATGGACTCTACACGGGCGTCCCGCTTACCTCTGCCCTTCAGGGCTCGGTGGGCATCACGGTCGAGCAGAACTCCTCGGCACAGTACGCATGGGCGCAGATCTTCGGAGCCAATGCGTACGCTCAGCTTGGATCGGGCAGCTCGGCAGCGACATCCGTGTCGTATCCGATGGCGGCGAGCTCGGTGTCCACACCCGATGTGGGCCTGGTCGCGATCGGTACGTCCGTCGAGACGGTCGTCATCAACGGGATGTTTTTCACGGGCGCGGCAACGACCGCAACCACAAGTGCGACCTCGGCCACCGGCATGTCGATCCCGGTCTGGCTGAACTACCCGCACGTCAGGGTGGCGGTCGCTTCGTGATCTCCCTTCGACCCCACGCACCGACTCTTTCCGGGCCGGTGCGTGGGGTCGTTCGCACAATTCGAAAAGTCGCGCTGTGCGGATCTCACAGCACATCTCTCCAGGATGCGCCATGGTCGGATCCGTCGTGGGAGTTCTGGGGGCATGCGAGCTCGAGATCATGGTACGCAAAGCCGATGGATCGCTATTTCGATCTGCACCCGCGAGCGTGCTGGACGCGTGGCGGGAAGAAAAGTGCCCTCTACCCGAAGTGGCTCGTCAAGAACACGGTACCCATCTTCATGCAGGACCACTACGACGAGGTCCCGGCGAGTGTCAAGTACCCCAAGGGCCGGATCATGATGGAGTTCGACCAGAGCTACTTCACGAATCAGACCGCGTGGATGATCGCGCTGGCACTGACGGAAGGGGTGACGACGCTAGGGCTCTTCGGGATCAACTACTCGACGGAGAGCGAATACGGGCTACAGCGTGGCTCAGCCGAGTTCTGGCTGGGCGTTGCGACCGGCCGGGGTGTCCGTATCGTGTTGCCCGAGCAATGCACGCTACTCCGAACCCCGGCGTCGCTGTACGGGTACGAGTCCCACGACGAACGGGGATGCCTCCGCCAGGAGTACAAGAGACGGATGTGGATGCCCCAGGAGACGATCACCCCGCTGGCTCCCGGCGAGACGTACAAGAAGGCCGAGCCCCCGGAGCATATCCGAGAACAGATCAGGATGGAGGAAGAGGACTATCCCCGGCCGGAGTGGGCGCTCGGCCCGCTACCGGACAAGCCGAACGGAAACACTCGACAAGAGGAGAAAAGCGCATGACCGAAGAGACTCTCTACCGTCCCAGCAATCAGGAGCGGGACGATCTTTACAACCGAGAGCCTGGGATCGTGGTCGTTCCCGGCTCGAACTACGCGAACGAGATGCAGAAGTTCGAGCAGTTCCCGTCGAAGTACGGGAACGCACCCGGGAATCCGTATGTCTACCGTCCCTTCCCGAAGATGGTCTACCGGGCCGAGGAGTGGAAGGGCAAGGTGGCGTGTCTGGCGGCGCCGCCGGATCCTTCGGAATTCGCGAATCCGGCCGAGTTCCAGCGCACCGAGGAGCAGGCCCGGAAGTTCACAGACCGGTGCTGCCGTGTCGTGCAGAACGAGACGGAGTACCTGACCGCACGGGCCGACGGGTGGCGTGAAAACCCGGCTGATGCGATGACGGCCGGGCTCGAGCGGCAGCGATCGGTTGGGACTGCCGCAGCCGAGCGGAACTACGATGATCGCAACATGGGCGAGCTTGCCAAGCGGGAGATCATCGCCGAAGTTTCCGAGCGTGGTGGTGAGCATGTTGCCGAGATGCCTCGGCGCCGTGGCCGGCCGCGCAAGAACGCAGTCTAATTAGGGGGGCGCCGTGGCGACGGCAGCAGACCTGATTCGGGCGTCGCTCCGTGAGATCGGTGTTCTTGCTGCTGGCGAGGCTGGCGCTGGGGACGACCTCACGGACGGGCTCGACACGCTCAACCGGATGCTGGACCAGTGGGCCGCCGAACGGCTCATGATCTATACGTTCACCCGGACGACGTGGGCAATCACGGCGAGCGATGGCCAATACAGTGTGGGGGCGAGCGCAGACGTGAACGTGGCTCGGCCGACGTACATCCACCGCGTCAATTTCATCGACACGTCCACGGATCCGGACACGGAGTACCCGCTGCAGTCGCATACCGAGGACTCCTGGGCTGCGGTGCGGCTCAAGGCACAGACGAGCAACTACCCGACCTCGTTCTACTACAACCCGACGTTTCCGACCGGGACGCTCGACCTGTGGCCGGTGCCGACCGCGACGACTCTCACGGGGGCCCTCTATGCTCCGGCAGCGGTGGCCCAGCTTGCTGCGCTGACGACGAGCGTCAGTCTGCCGCCGGGTTACTCCGAGGCGATCGTCAAAAACCTGGCGTTGAAGCTACTGCCGTCGTACGAGCGGCAGCCGAATCCGCTGCTCGTTGACCAGGCCAGGAGCGCGATCGGGGTTCTGAAGAGGGTGAACAAGAGGCTTTCGGATGCACAGCTGGACGCCGCGGCGCTCATCGGGGGCCACCGCGGACGTGGCTCTTATGACATCTGGCAAGGATGAGAGTCCCAGGGTTCATCGGAGGCAGCTACCAATCGCAGGCGTTCACTGCAGATCAGGAGAGGACCGTCAACTTGTACTACGAGAACATCGAATCCCCGGGCCCATCGAAGCGGGCCGCGCTCTACCCCACTCCGGGGGTGACGACGCTCGACACGGCCGCGGTGACTCCTGGGCGTGCCCACTTCTTCGAGAACGATCGCGAGTTTGCCATCATCGGCGCGAAGCTCTACGAAATTAACAGCTTTGGGCAGCTCACGGAACGCGGCGATGTGACCCTCGACTCAAACCCCGCAACCATCTCGAGCAATGGCGAT